GCACCAATTACAGCACTACAAAATTATGCAGGTTTGATTACACCAATAGCAAGTGGTTTACCAGTTTCTGTAACAAGCGCACCAGACAGTAGCCCAGGAGGTTTAGGTGGTGCATTTGGTGGAGCGATAGCTGGTTCTGCCTTACCTGCATCATTTTTAGGCGGATATGGAACAGCTATAGGCGCAGCCCTAGGCGGCTTAGGTTTTATTTAAAGGAGTTATATGTCAACAAAATTTCAAGGGATTCGAGGATTTTTAACTAACCCTGTAGAAAGTTATAGAGAGGCCAGAAAGCCTGGTGGTTTTTTAGCTCCTGCAGAAAATTTTCAGGATTTTTTATCTGATCCAAGAACAAGTATAGGAATACAAATTGCTCAAGGAGTGCCAATAGGTCAGGCAATTATGGGTGGTGCTTTGCAAGCTGAAGAAATAAGAAAATCATTTCAGCCAGAAAAATCGGATATATCTTTTCAGCAATTTGGAGACACTGTTTTTAAAGTAAATAAAGATGACCAAAGTCTTACACCTGTATATGAGATACCTCAAAAAACAGAGTTTAGACAAGTAGGTGATGATTTGTATGCAATAGAAAATGGAATACCACGTATAGCTATACCAGGTGAACAAGATATAGCAGAATTAGCTCAACAGCAATTTAACAACAAACTTGTAGAAGAAGGTGGAAACTTAGAGGCTGTTGCTAATATGTATCCTGATATTTTTTTACAGGCGTATGGTGATGATGGTTTACGATTACTTAAAGACATACAAGAAGGTGATTCTAAAACTTATATACTGTCAAATGAAGATGTAGCTGCATTAAATAAACTACAAGGTGGTTTTAGTTTTGATCCAGAAAAAATAAATGAGATTGAATTTTATCCAAATGTCGATACCTCATTGCCTATAACTGAAATATTTAAACCTGAAAACATAAAAAACTTTAGCGACAATGGTAAAACCAACATATATACAGGTAAAATACCAAAAGATATAGTTGAAGCTGCTGCTGAACAGGTAGTTGCTAGTCAAAACAATATAGGAGCATCCATCTCTTTACTTCAAGATTTAAGAGGATTTGGTCCTGCTGCAATTGGAGTTTCAGGAAGTTTAGCTAAACAGATTGGTGGTTTCTTTGGTGCATTTGATTTACCAGAGTACGAACAAAAAATTAACGCATTTTTTGGAAATCAAAGCGCAGAAGATCAAGCTAAGTTTAGAGCGCAAGCAGAGTTGTTTGTTTCACGTAACCTTAGAGTTATTACAGGTGATGAGTCTGGTAGATATACTGATAGAGAAAGAGAAATAGCTGAAAGAGCAATCGGCATATTAGGAACTTTCACTTCATTCTCACAAGCTATAGGTGCAATTAAATCAGTAGTAGAAATGGAAATCATCGCTGCTGATAGAAACGCCTTTTTAGCAAATTCTAACAAAGCTGATTACAAACCATCTTTAATTTTCGACAAAGACAAAATAAACAATTACACAGAAGAGTCACAAAAATCTATCACAAATTATGCTAATGAGTTAGTAAAATTAGGTTTTAGTGAAAAACAAGCGTACAGAATTATAGACAAAATAGAACTGAATAGAACAGTTCAAGGATTAACAGGAGTATTTCAATAATGGCTAGTTTTGACGGTTATTTAGATTATAAAAAGAATACACAATTGGGTCAGGGTTATGTTCAAGATCCAGCAACAGGCGATGTTTTAACTACACCATTAGGTTTTAAAGATAGAGTAGCTGTTGGCTATGGAGATACGGTTGAGGAAAAGGCTTCTATATTTAACAGTCTTTACCCAGACGGAGATTTTACGACTATAAATGGGAAACTTGCATTTAGAAAAACAAGTGAGGATTCATATTCAGTTGTGGATAAACCATTTTTGCAAAGTTTAAATGATCCAAAAGAATTTATGACAGATATTGTTGAAGCAATTAGTGAGTCTCCAGAAATTGTTACATCCACAGCAATTGCTTTAGCTACAAAAAATCCTACTAACATAGCTCAAACTTTAGCTTTATTTGGTTTGTCAGGATCAGGCACAGAAATAGCCAATCAGGCCATACAAGAAGTATTTGGAATACAAAAAGAAACGCCTATGGAGGCATATGTGCAAAGACCCTTAATAACAGGATTGATTGAAGCTGGTGGAGGTGGTGTAGGTCACTTTGTTCAAAGACTAATAAATGCTTTTAAAGGTGGAGGGTTAGCAAAAGTAAGCCCTGAAGCAAGAATAGGACAACAATCTGCGAAAGATATAGGCATATATAACGACCTTACAGTAGGACAATTAGTAACAAGTCCATTTATTAGAAAATTACAAGGTCAAGTTGAGGGTACTACAGGCTCTATTGGTGATGCAGTAGCTGCACAAAGAAGACAAATTAATGCTTACATGAAAGAAATCAACCCAACTAACTATGACGATTTAGTAACTAAAGTTGCAAAGATAGAAAATAAAGCTGTTGGAGATGCAATAAAATTAATGCAAAGAGGAGAGTTTGTATCTACACAAAAAGCAGGTAATGAAATACTTAAGGCCATAGGCCAATATGAAAACGCTAGTCAGGTAAAAGTAGGATCAGCCTACGCTGCTGCAAAATCGTTACTTGGAGGCGATGATATTGTGTATGATATAGATAACCTTAAATCTGTAGCAGCTAAACTTAAACAAGGAGTTCAGGCTGTAAATGCAAAAGGTGAGGACATAAATGTTAAACCTTTGGAAACAGAACTTTTAAAAGTTGTTAATGAAATCTTAGAGATACCTGACGCAAATTATAATTTTCAAATATTAAATGCTTTTAGAGAAAGAGCCTACCCTTTAACAATTGCTAGAGAAGGTGATTACAGTAAACTTGCACAAGCTCAGGCAGTTTCGTTAAGATCAGCAATAGTTAATACATTAGAAAATGTGCAAAGCACAGATAAAAAGTTTTTAAACGCATGGCAAAATGCAAATAAATTAGCAAGGCAAAGATTTAACACACTTGATGAGTTAATGTTTTTTAATTCTATAGGTAAAGATAGTCCAGAGATTATTGCGCAACGATTATTTCAGCTAGATAGTCCTACTTTAATTAACAAAGCTAAAAAAGCATTTTATTACAAAACAAGTAAACCGTATCTTGGATCAGGCGGTCAGGCAGGTATTAAAACAAGAGCAGATTGGGCCAGAGTTCAAGATGCTTTTATAGCAGAATTTTTAGACAACAGTAACAATTTGGGATATATTAAAAACACTAGTCAACAATCAATACAAGCAATACTAGAGGGCAAGTCTAAAAATTTTTTACAGGCCGTTAATAACATATACAAAATACAAAAAAATAATTTAACACAAGTATCTGACGCTAAATTTGCACAACCTTTTATAGATCAAGTTTTGTCAAATAAACAAGCAGGACAATTAGTGCAAAACGCTGTTAAACAATTTGATAAGAATACATTAAATAAATTTAGAGCAGGTGTAATTGATAATATTTTTGCAAACTCAACATCAACAGCGCAAACTGGAGCTTCTGCTGGTATCAATGTAGTAGACCCTGCTAGATACTCAAATGTTTTAAAAGATTACGAAAGACAAGGCCTTCTAAATGTATTAGATCCATCTGAGGTTAAAATGTTAAAAGATATTAATAATGTTTTACCTTTTGTAAACAGCGCAGCAGATGTAGGTGCATCTTTAGAATCGGCATCTATTGTTGCTCAAGCCAAAGAATTGAAAGGTTCTGCAATTAAATCATTATTAATAAATGCAGGTATTGGTAAAATATTAACATCAGATAGAGGTAAAAAGTTTATCGTTGGACACAAAAATATGGATGTGTCACAGGCATACAATGCAGTGTTTGCAATATTAGCAAACGAAGCAGCTAAAGCAACTAATTTAAAAGAAGATTAGGAGAACGCATGGCAGGAACAGGCGTAGGTAAATACAGCACAACCGCAGGTAACAACACTGACACGCAAACTGTAAATTTTTCTGAAGGTATGGCTCCTTCTAATGTAAACAATGCAGCACGTGAGACTATGGCTAACATCCGTAGTATGTATAACCAAATCGGTGAAGGCTTTTATGAGTTTGGTGATGGTGATGGTACTTACACAGTAGCACGATCAGACTCTGATACCATAACTATTACAGCTACAAGCACAGACCTGACAGCTACATACTATGCAGGTAGAGCTATTCGTATAACAGATAGTGCTGGCAACGTAACAGAAGGTACGATTGTATCTTCAGCATTTTCAAACCCAACCAATACTATTAATGTTTCACAGACTATTGCAGGTACTGGCACACCTTTGAAAATAGAACTAGGCATACAAGGTTCATCATCTGAGTTAGTTGTTGATGGAGACAACGACACGAAGATACAAGTAGAAGAAAGTTCTGATGATGACACAATAAGATTTGATACTGGTGGCACAGAGAGACTACAAGTCTCATCAGCAGGGGCGTTTGCCTTGCAAAGTGCTGGCGGTTCATTTATACATTCAAACACAATATCTAACACATTTACTTTGACCAGTCAGAATATGTTTATGGTCGGTCCAGTAAGTGTAACAGGAGTTATTACAGTAGGCTCTAATTCTACTGTTGTCGTAATATAAGGAGAAACAAATGGCAGGAATACAAATAGACGGAGTTAATAACAAGATTGACTTTGATGATGATGCAGATACCAGTATATCGTCAGCTACAGATGATACGTTAGTATTTGAGGTAGGCGGAACTAATGCTTTCACAATGATTGGTTCAAAATTAATTGTTAATGATTCTGCTAGTCATACTGACGATTTTTTACAAATCGAGACCCCAGCATCAGGTGGCGGTCATGGAATACAAATTAGAAGAAATGATAGTAATACCTCACAAAGTGTAGGAAGAATTCAATTTGGTAATAATACCGATGTTGATTTGGCAATAGCAAGTGTCACAACAGATGGAGCTACTAACTCCGCCCGTTTTTCTGTAAGTGTAGCACAAGCTGGAACTACAACAGAACAATTTAGAATACATAGTCATGGACAAGCATTATTTGGAGATACTCTTTCTGCTGAAGATAGTCAAAAACTTCATGTATCTAGAAACGACAAAAGTTGTGCTTTTGGTGCTGAAATAAGACATGGAAGTTTGGATGGTTCAGTCTCAGTAGCGGAAATATCATGCGTAACTGCATCTAGTTCGGCTTATAGATTATTTAGAGGTGTTTCTGGTAATGGAAGTTCTACTGCTTTTTCTGACAATGAGTTTATTTTTAATGGAGCAGGTAGTTTATCAATTGATGGTGGGTCAGTAACAACAGGAGGTGCTGACTATGCAGAGATGTTTGAGTGGAAAGATGGTAATTCCTCTAGTGAAGATAGACGAGGGTATTCTGTTGTTTTAGATGGTAATAAAATTGTTAAAGCAACCGATAGTGATGATGCTTCTAAAATAATTGGAGTTGTTTCTGCTTTACCAGTTGTAATAGGAGACTCTGACATAGATGATAAATGGAAATCTAAATATTTAAAAGATGATTTTGGTAATCATATTTTAGAAGAATATACTTCAACTGAATGGACTGAAACTTACAAAAATTTAGATGGCGAAGATCAAATAAAACAACACTCTTATGCAACAGATAGAATACCATCTGATGTAACTGTTCCAAGTGACGCTACAGTTAGAGTGGTTGATGTAGACGGCAATAAATTTACCAGAAAAAAATTAAATCCTGAATGGGATAGCACACAAACCTACGTAAGGCGACAAGATAGAAAAGAGTGGGATGCTATTGGTCTTATGGGTAAATTAAGAATGCTTAAAGGACAACCAACAGGAACAAATTGGATTAAAATGAGAGACATTAGTGATAGTGTTGAAGAATGGTTGGTGCGATAATGTTTACACTAGACAACAAAGAATATGACGAAACTAAAATATCTAACAAAGCTAAGTCAGCTTTGGAAGAAGTAGTGCGTGTATCTAAACAAATGCAGGACCTAAGATTTGCCCAACAAGGCTATATTAATATATTAAAAGAAGAATTAAAGGAGACTAAGGATGAGTAGTGAAATTAAAGTAGACACTATTAGTGAAAATACCAGTGCAAATGGTGTAGCTATAGACAGTGTTATATTGAAAGATGGTGCAGTTGATGTACAAGGTGTATCAGATGGTGTTGTACTAGATGCAGACGGTGACACAACCATAAGTGCTGACACAGATGACCAGATAGATTTCAAAACTGGTGGAGAAGACTCTTTCATAATGGCAAACGGTGGTATTTTAACTTTACTAAATGGAACGACTCCAACAATAAACTTACAGGATGGAACAACCACAAAAGGTGAGGTGCAAATTGACTCATTTGATCAGTTTAAAATAATAAACAAAGTAGATGATGATATGATATTAGGCACAAATGACACTGGTCGTTTAACAATAAAAAATGATGGTAAGTTTGCAACTGGTGGTGAAGGTACTCCTGATGCTGATGCTGGTGGTCTTACTTTAGATCACAACGCAAATGATGGTTTCTCCATGACTTTTAAAAACTCAGATGTTGCTCATGGAATTACAGGAGCAGCAGAAGCGGATACTTATGGTGCCATACAAAAAGCTAATTCATCTAACGGTGGAGTTGCTCTTTTTGGTTTTGCTGATGCTGGAACAACTGCCCTTGAACTTCAATCATATTTTGAGACAAATAACACATCAAAAGCAACTAACGCAAATGTACCGATCAATTTAAAAGCTAGGTTAAGAACAGGCACAAGTTCAACTGCTCCGTCTAACGGAGGAGCGAACGCTAATTTATTTGGTGTATCTGACGGTACTAGCATAAGGTTTATAATTGATAGTGAGGGCGATATTCATGTTGATGGCTCATCTTCTATTAGCACTTATGATAAATATGAAGACGCTCATTTAGTTAGAGCTTATGACTTATCTCATGGTAAAGGCGTTATTGACTCTAAGTTTGACAAGTTCATTTCTTATAATCACGAAAAGTTGGCAGAGATGAAACTCGTTGGTCGAGAAGAAAATGGCACACCAAATCACTTTATCAATGTAACTGGTATGCAAAGGCTACATAATGGTGCTATCTGGCAACAATACGAAAAACATCAAAGACTTGCTAATGCTGTTTATGAACTAGCTAAAGCAGCAGTTGGTGAAGATAAAGCCAATGAGATACTTGAACAAAACGATATAAAATTATTAAACTAAGGAGAAAACAATGGCAATAACAGCAAACATGACAACACATGAGGGTACAGTTCTTACAGATGTTTATGTAAGAATACCTGAAGCGTATGTTAAAAAGATGGTTGTAGATGACGATGGCACTACTGCATGGAAATTAGTCTATGATGTTTTAATTTATAAAGATAAAGACACTCGTGATGATGAAGCAAAAGAAAAAACTATGCGTATATCTAATCGTCATGTAGATCACTTTAAAATCGACTACAGCTTAGATGCAACAGACAATCCAATAAAACTTGCATACGCAGACCTAAAAGCTAACGACCAGCTATCAAACGTACAAGACGTATAGGAGTAATACATGAGTGAAATAAGAGTAGATACAATATCAGAAAAGACATCAGCTAATGGTGTGGCTATTGATAGCGTAACATTAAAGGATGGTGGAGCAACACTAACAGATAACATAACATTTAGTGCATCTGGTAAAGGTGTACACTTAGGTGTAACTACTGCTACAGCATCTAACTTGCTTGATGATTATGAGGAAGGTACTTTTACACCAGTTCTGTCTGACGCACAATCAGGTGGAAATACAGCTTCAATAGAACATAAAACTGGTGTTTATGTAAAAGTAGGAAATGTGGTTACGGTTATGGTTAATATGTTTAATATCACAAAAAGTGGAATGACATCAAGCAACAATTTAGAATTTCAAGGACTACCTTTTTCAGTTGCAAATGATTTTTTTAGTCATGTAGTAGGGACTGCTGAAGTTGATTCAGTAGACTTTACTGGTTATGTCACAACTGCCGCATATAATAATTCCACAAGACTTTTATTTAGAAACGTAGTTGATTCTTCAACTGATGGCACTTTAGCTGTTTCAAATTTAACCACTGCTGCTGATTCAGATATAAATTTTACAATTACATATAAAACAGCATAAATAATTTTAATAAGGAGAAAACAATGGCAATAACAAAAGAAACAGAAATAGCAAAGATAGAGGTCGTTGGACAATACAAAGCTATACAAGTTAGAACTGATACTGTTATCAAAGAAGATGACAAAGAAATATCACGTTCACCACACAGACATGTTAAACACCCTGATGATGATATATCTGGTGAAGATCCAGAAGTACAAGCAGTAGCAAATGCTGTATGGACTGATGCTGTAAAAGCTGCGTGGGCAGACTTCAAAGCTAATCAAACTATCTAATGGAACAAGAAAACAGAGAAGCTATTATCCGTATAGAGGGTAAGCTAGAACTGTTAGATCAAAAGCTAACAACTCTGAAAGATAATCATTTATGTCATATCGAAAAAGATATGAAACAACTGAGAACTCTTGTATGGTTTATAGGAACTACTGTTTTCTTACAAATGTGCTACCTAATTATACGTACCCTTATGTAGTCTTGCACCTCTAGTGCAAATCAAGTACAAATTCAAGCATGAAAAACAAGTGCATACTGGTTATATCAGACACGCATTGTCCATATCACCACCCTGATTTACTACCTTTCCTTTCTTCTATCAGGCGAAAATACAAACCTGATAGGGTGGTGCATATTGGCGATGAGTGTGACAAGCACGGATTAAATTTTCATGGGCAAGATAGTGACTTGCCAAGCGCAGGTGATGAGTTAGAACAAGCAAGAAGAACAATACATGAGATTGAAAAACTTTGGCCTGAAGTAGACTTGCTACACTCCAACCATGGATCACTTGCATACCGTAGAGCTTTCAAAGCAGGACTACCCAGAGCATATATGCGTGGGTACAACGAAGTATTAGAGGTTGGTCCTGGATGGAAATGGCATAACGAACTTACTATCCGATTGCCAGATGGTAATGACGTACACTTTCATCACGGTAAATCAGCAAACATCATGACTGTTGGACAAAAGCAGGGAACCTGCTACGTGCAGGGCCACTACCATACAAAGTATGGCATATCATATTGGGGTAACCCTTCATCGCTTTTATGGGCTATGCAGGTGGGATGTTTAATAGACAAAGATTCACTGGCTTTTGCCTACGACAAAGTATTTAAAGACAGGCCCATAATAGGCTGTGGTATAATTATTAACAGTCAGCCAAAATTGTTACCAATGGTGTTGAATAAAGGTGGAAGATGGAATAAATTGTGTCCATGAAGACACTGGACAAACAAATAAAAGGCGATCATTACAAAAGATTTATCATACAACCTGCTGAGTTTATCAATGCTAATAATCTAGCATACGCAGAAGGCAACGTAATCAAGTACGTTTGCAGGCATAAATACAAGGGTAAAAGAGAAGATATAGAAAAAGCTATACATTACTTAGAAATGATAATAGAAAGAGATTATGAGTAACGTGGCTAGAATGGAAATCCCTAACAGAATGCAGTGCATGACTTTTCCTTTGAATATAGACAATGTATTCTACAGGGTTACACTAGATTACATAACCACAAATACTGGCATAACTGTCGTAGCGATATGGGTACGGACAAAAAAGTCGGAATCAACTTTAGATAGAGAAGCCAGAAGCGATGGTAAAGCAACTTCTTTGTTGTTGCAGTTTGGCTGTAGTTTAAAAGAAATGGTTGATACCTTTACTAGAGATAACGTAATAGGCTCAGTCGTTTGGTACGTGCAAAAAAATTTAGAAGATATATTAGAAGGCAATCAGCCTGACAAG